ACTTGGAATAATATGAGAAGGACTGCCTATATCGGTAGGCACATTTTCTACAACAGAGTAAAACAGAGGAACAGTTAATGGCTATATTAAATAGTAAGGAGAAGTTGATGATGGAGCAGAAGAATTTGAATGCTATAATAATATTTTCAGTTACAGTGGTACTGCTTTCAGTAGTAGCTTCAGTCTGTATCTATTATATTAATGAACGTAAATTGATGGCATCTAACATTGAAAATGCAATCGTAAAAGGAATTGATCCGTTGTCAGTGCGTTGCTCCTATGCCAGAAGTGATGATGTAATTTGTGTAACACATGCAGCAGTAGCAGGTAAAAAAGGTTTTTAAAATAGGGGATATAATATGTATAAACAACAAGCACTTGGTGGTTATAACAATGATGATGATCTTTGTAGTTACAGTTTTAGTTTTACAGACAGACAAGGTACTCATGTAAACATGTCATTTCAGGCAGAACCTGAATATGATTTGTCTGTTGTATTTCAACAGTTCAGGAAATTTCTAATTGCATCAGGTCATGATGTTGAAGGTGAAGTTGGTGAATTATATCATGAAGATGATGAGTGGGATGATAATCCAACGGGAAAAACATGGCAACAGGACTCTGATGCGTATAGGGAAGCAGCCGTGCAGAATTTCCAACATCCGAGAGATAAGTTCTCTATGGATAACTTGCCTAACAATGGATGGCCATTTGGTACTTTGACAACTGCAAGTATTGCTGCATTAACTACTGCTGATATTGCACCATTGACTGTAACTAATTTGGATACAAATAAAACATATGCATACAAAGATATGTTGATGCAAAATCCAACGATGGCACCATTGACATCGCAACAAATTCAAGCATGGTCACTCAGTAGCACAGATATTAAATCGTTGACGGTTGCTGACGTTTCGTCATGGACATTTCCATCACCAGGTACTTCTGGCGGTGCAAAGGTCAAGTTCTAATATGCCGACGAAAGATGAGATGATAAATTTTGCAGTTGAGATAGAAGAAATTGTTGCAACTACAGATTATAATTATCTAGAGGCTATAATAGAGTACTGTAATAAAACGGGTTTGGAGACTGAAGTAGCAGCAACACTTATCTCTCCAAACTTGAAAGCTAAGATACATGAGCAAGCTGAAAATATGAATATGTTGAAGACTAAAAGTAGTCGTTTACCCATATGACAGGATATGAAGCCTTTTGTTTATTTTCTTCACTCAAGTTACACTTTACACAAGACCAGTATGATTACCTGAAGTATCGAGGTAAAACAAGGACAAGTGTAGAGGCATTTGAGAATCGGAAAGATAAGTGGCAGTACTATAAACTTTCTCGTCGTTGTTCTAGTGAACAAATGATGCAAGATTTTTTGGTTGCCAACTTTGTTGCCGATTCAAATGTTTGGGTAGGAACATTATTACAGGATGAAGCGGAATCTTGTTATCGTGCCAGACAAAAAGTTATTCAGTCATTAACATATACTTTTACAAATGACATAGAGAATTTGTTTGACAGCAACCCAAATGCTATGTTACAGTGTAATGATGGACAGTATCCAGATTTGTTGCAGAAGTATTTGCACAGTGAGATTCAACTAGAGACAATGTGTATACTGAATTCTATTCTTGGATTTATTCCAAGATGGGATAAACAAATCTCGGATACGATCCACTATCCCAAGGTAAGTTTACGGATAAAGAAGTACACGCCGTTCATAGAATTCGACTTGACAAAGTATAAGTTATTATTGAAGAAAACCTTAAATGAAAATACAGAAAATTTATCTTGACATGGATGGTGTACTTAGCGATTTCACCAAACGTTATAAAGAAATGTGGAAGGTAGACCCTCAACCTAATCGTGAACGTGGTGAAAAACGCGATTATAAATGGGATGAATTTGTTGAAGGTAATAATTTTGAAATATTAGAGTGGTATCCTGGCGGTAAAGAATTGTTAAAGTATGTTCTTTCACTGGATATACCGATAGAGATTCTTTCTTCTTCTGGTGGTCGCACACATCATGAAGCAGTTAAGAAGCAAAAGAAGATATGGTTAAAGAAACACTATATCGACTTCAAGGCAAACATAGTTCCTGGTCGTGCTTTGAAAGCTGACTATGCAAAGCCTAATGTGGTACTTATTGATGACACGCAGGATGTTATTGATGATTTTAATATGGCAGGTGGTATTGGTATCCTTCATAATGATTTAAACAAGACTTTAAAAACTTTAAAGTCAATCGTGGATGGTACTTATGTAGCAGTTGATTATGAACAAAGTGGACAAAACGTTATACATTCTTAATATTTAATATACGAGGTAAACAAATGGATTTCGAAAACCTTAAACGTGATCGCGGTGTAGGATCACTAACTAAAGAATTACAAAAGATTAATCAACCAGCAGAAGGTGGTTACGACAAAGACGATGAACATGAATGGAAGCCAGAAGTAGATAAAGCTGGCAACGGGATGGCAATCATTCGTTTTTTACCTGCTCCCGCAGTTGATGGCGATGATTCGCTTCCTTGGGTACGTCTTTTTGCTCATGTATTTGAGGGTCCAAGTGGTCTATGGCTCTATGATAATTGTTTGACTACAAATGCTCAGAAGTGTCCGGTATGCGAACACAATTCTATTCTTTGGAATTCTGGTATCGAAGCGAACAAAGAGATTGTACGTAAACAAAAACGTAAGCTTACTTACATTGCAAACATTATGGTGATTTCTGATCCCAAGAATCCCGAAAACGAAGGCCAAATTAAACGTTATAAATTTGGTAAAAAAATCTTTGATAAAATTTCTGAGGCAATGAATCCAGAATTTGCTGATGAAACACCAATGAATCCATTTGATTTTTGGGAAGGTGCTAACTTCAAAATCAAGATTCGTCAAGTTGAAGGTTATCGCAACTATGATAAGTCTGAGTTTGATACACCATCGGCATTATCGGATGATGATGCGAAGCTTGAGAAAATCTGGAAGTCCGAGCATTCACTTAAAGAGTATATTGCCCCACAAAAATTTAAATCATATGATGCTTTGAAAGATCGACTGAATCTGGTTCTTGGCTTGAATGGTGTAACCCAAATCAGTAGCAAAGCAGAAGATGCTACTCTTAAATCCGCACCAAGTGCAGATGATGACGAAATGGATTACTTTAAGTCTCTCGCAGAACAGGGTTAAAACTTAGTCCTGTTCTTTGACCCCACATCGAAAGGTGTGGGGTTTTTTTATGCAGGAACCGTTTCTCTTCTTAATTGTTTAGTTTCAACAACTGTATTGTTGGTAACACTAGCATTTATCACTGTAGGATTTTTTGGTTTAGATTGATTACGTTGTTCTACCGCGAGTTCAGTCGAAGATTTACCAACATTTAATCCATCCCCCTTCGATTGACCTGTAGAAGGATCAATAGTGGCACCAGATTTAGATGTTACGATAGCATCATCTGGTGTTGAGGGAGCACCACCAACTGTAACGTGCCAATCTTCACCTTTTACATTTCGAATTAATCCAAATTTTTCTAACCAGCCTGTAGGATTATCTCTACTGCCAGCAAGAACATTTAAACCAGAATCACCCTTACTGTTAATATCTATACCAAAACCTTTCATATGAACGCTACCTGCACCCGAACCTAATGGTGTCATAGGTTGTGCTACTTTACCACTTGGTTTTCCATTATTCTTTGCTAAATCCGCATCATATAATTCTTTTTGTTTTTCATTTGAACGATAGCCAGAAGTAATTAATAAAATCTTACCTGTTTCTTGTTTAAATGCTGCCGCCATAGTTTCAATACGACTTTGAAATCCAGGATTAAATTGAGATGTATCTACACCTGCATCTGCTTTCTTAGTCAGTGTATCTAAAGTACCTTTAGGTGATTCTGTTTTTGTTGGCGTGGGAGCAGGTACTGGACCAGCCGGAGTAGGACTTGGCGTAGATGTAGATATCGCAGGTGTAGGTTTTTCTTCTGTTGCAGCAAGAATTGATTTCTTGGATCGATACTTGGATGGTGGCGGCGGTGGTGGTGGAACTATTGGTTCAACTTTTTTACCACCTCTTATATCTTCATTTCGTTTGGCAATCAGTTCTTTTAATTTATTTCTTTTAAAAGTAAGTTCTTCAATATCAGCATTCAAAATATCTAATTGCTCTACCGCACCAGCATATGGATCAATAGGTTTTTCTTTTTCGCCAGGTTTAGTTGCCGATGGTTGAATACCCAACACATTTTGATCTAATGAACGTCCTAATCCTTTTAATTTATCTGCAATCCAATTACCAATACCACTTAAAAATTCTCCAATTCTACTTGTTACTGGAGATATAAAATCACCAATAGTATTTAATACATTTGTGGCATCTTCTTTAGTAATTAAACCAAATGATAAAAATTCAATTAATTTGGCAGTTTCTTTTACAAATATTTTACCCCAATCCGTTGAACCAAAAAATTCATTAAATGTATTTTTTAATCCTTCGATGCCCATTGATATAATGCCCTCAACACCTCCAAGACTTTCGATAATACCTAGAATTGCATCTTTATTCATATACAGAGCAAAAGCAATTGATGCTACTATTCCTATGAGTCCATCAATAATGCTATTCAATGTATTTTTAAAAAAACTTTTTATTTTTCTTTTGACTACTTTTTTACTTTTTATTTTTTCTGTTTTTTTAAGTTCTTGATTAACCTCATTAGGTTTGAAAAGTTTAGTAAGGTAAAAACCTACAGTTGGTTTTGTTGCAGGTTTTATACCTTCAAGTTTAGCAAATTTACCAAAACCTTTATTAATAAGTTTTAGTTCACGACTCATTCTACCAAAAAGAATTGTATTTTTTGCAAATATTTTAAGTGATGAAATTCCTTCCAGAGAAGGTTTTTTATTATCAGTTTCTGTAGATTCTTTTTTAAATAGATTACCAAAAAAAGATTTATCTTTTACATCATCCCGTTTCTTTTCATCTTGTTTTATTTGATCTTTATTTGCCATTATGTTGCCCTTGCTAATAAAGTGGTATTGTCATTAGTTTTTTTATCTACAGCAGCAACTTTAGTATCGTTTACTTTTGTATTATTAGTTTGTGCAACATTTATTACATTGACATCGTTTGGTTTCATTTGTTCACGTTGCCCTTGCGACACTTCTTTACTTGCATTACCTAAATCTATATTCTCAAATCCTTTTGAATATTTGTCAACTTTGGCTAAAATTTCAGCACCAATACCTTCGTTTAAATTTAATCTAGAACCACCTATTGTTTGTGTTACTGCACGATTTGCTTCTTGTTGTGTTGTAAATGTATTCAGTTTTTTACCAAGACCTTTTATTACAAAAGCTGCTGCAATTTTAGCAGCAACGTAAGGATCATTTGCTTTATCTGGATTTTCAACTAAATTCTCACCAATCAATTTTCCAAAAGTATCATAATTATTTTTACCTGTAATCTGAATGAATCCTCGACCACGATATTTGTATCCATCACCATCATTTTTGTTACCCATACTTGGACCAAGAGGTGATGATTTACCATAAACAAATTCTGCTAATGCTTGAGGATTTTTAATAAACTTCTCAAGTTCTTTTGGACCGTACCCAGATTTCTTGACAGCACTTGGAAATACTTTTTGTATACGTTCAACTGATGTATAATTTAAGTTTTCATTTACTGGTACAAAATTAGATTCTTTTTGAATGTTAGCAAGCAGGGCAATTTTGGTAAATTTATTTGATATGCCAAGTTCATTCATTGCTGTAATGATTACACCTACAACACCTTTCGGACCTTCTGATGTTGGTTTAGTTGGAGCGGGGGCAGGTGCTGGTTTTGGTGCTGACGCTTCTTTTCGTAAAGTTTTTTCTTTTTCTATAGCTTGAGAAAGTGCTTTATCTGTTTTACGTAGTTCTTCTCTTTTTTTAGTTATTTGTTCCGTCTCTTCACTTTTCTTACCATAAGCATCCACTTCGAGTGCAGCGATTTCATCAATTAATGCATCACGTTCTTTAATTTTTTGTTGAATGAGTTCTTGTGCTTTGGCCAGATTTACTGCCAATTCTTCATTTTGTTTTCGTTTCTCTTCCGCAGCCGATTCTTGTTTATCTCTATCAGCTACCATTTTCGCAAGTTCTGCTTCAGTCAATGGTTTAGGTTTTAAAGGATTCATTTCAGATATTTTTTGAACCAAACCTGATACTAAATCGTCAATTGCTTTTGCAGCATCTGAAATAAATTCGCCTAATTTTTTTGGTATATCTTTAAGAAAATTAACGGTACCATCAATAACTTTAGCAGCAGTTTCTTTATCAAAAAGTCCAAATGTTAATGAATCAATTAAACCAGCAATACCTGCTTTTAATGTTTCATACCAATCACCTGTTTCTTGCCATTTATCCCATGCATCGGTCAACCCATCCCACAATGTCCAAATAATCAACACAACCCAACCTAATGGACCTGTAGCAACTGCCGCAGTTCGTGCCGCAATTTTTGCTGCCGCTTTACCTACTTTTTTTGCTGCTTGTTTGGCTATTTTGGTTGCTTCTTTTTTTTCTAATTCTTTTATCTTATTGCCAACAATTTTATCCGAAAGTTCTGTAAGATATTTCCAAGCATTTTTTGCGAAATCTTTTACTTTACTGATGAGAGTTTTTGCAATTTTTTTTATGTTATCCATTAACGACTTGAATAAATCTTTTGCTTTATTCTTTACTTGTGTCGCTAATTTTTTTGCACCTTCTTTAATTTTTTTAAACTTGCCACCTTTAGAACTTTTTGAATCATCTTCGGCAGGTGGAGTTCTCGCAGCGATTTCTTTTTTTTGATCTACCGCAAATTTCTTTTCTACTTCATCATCTTTTAACAGATGCATATCTTCTTTGTCAGCGGCGGACTGCACACCATACAATCCTACAAGTTTGATTATATTTTGTCTGACAATATTCAAATCATTTGCTGCTTTAGATAATTGAGTGTAGTTAATCGCTGCTTTTTTCAACGATTTATAGGCGGGAACTACTTTTTTAGAAGAGTCCTCATTCAGGACTTTCTTTTTGATTGTTAGACCTAAAACTTCAGATAACATCTTAGGCTGTCATATAGTTGTTGATGAAACTTGTATTATAAACACTAGCAATATTTTCTGGTTCTCTACCTTTTACACCCGATTGATTGTTTGTTGTGGGAGCATCAATAGTGACCCCTGCTTCTGCCGCAGAATCCATGCGTTGTCCTTCTGCAACTTCAGATGATGCGGTTGATAATGCTTGGCCTGAAGTTGTTGGTGATGATTCTGATGAAGGAGTTGGCGATATAGCACCGCCCCCGCCACCCATGTTTCCACCACCAGAAATATCACCACCACCTATTGGTACTGCTGGTGCAGGTGCTGCCGTAGGCGTAGGGGTAATTTCCGATGCCTTTCTTCCTTTTGCTGCGTCAAGAATTTTATTAGCATCACCACCAACTGCACTAACTTCTTGACGAACTGCATCTTCAGACATTTGATCGCCAGTTTTATCATCAACAAATCCTGTTGGCGAATTTGGATCAACCGTGATACCAAGTTTAGTTTTTAGAAAACCAACTGCACTCTTTTGATCTTTTTCAGCATTTTGAGTACTATACGGGTCTTCTTTTGTAGGAGATGTTCCAACTGCTTCTGAAAGTTTACCTGCTGCTTCTGGTGATGTTCCTGTTTCCTTATCTTTTTCTTTCTTTTCGTCTTTTGCCTTTCTTGCTTCATCATAAAAAACTCCCTTACCACTATCAAGTTTTGCTTGTGTTTCTTTTAATGATGTTGTGGCACTTGATGTATAACTTTCAGTAGCACTACTCGATGGATTATTTTTGAATGGATACCACGCAGGAGTTCCAGGTATTGTAACATCATCTAAAAGATTGCCTTTAAAACTTCCCAATTTACCAAAATCTACATCATATGATGTTAATTTTTTGAATGGAATTTTAAACGGAGGAGAGCCTGGCCAACCAACATTATTTTTTATCCAGCCAACTACATCATCAAAAAATTGAGTAACACTTAACATCAAAGGATTTAGATACGTTAATGCTGTATCCATTCCTTTACGCAGATCATTTTCGTTAAATAAACCAAATGTGATAAACTGTAAAAAACCACCCATAGCAGATATGAGTGTATCTGTAATACTACCCGTTTCTTTCCACGTATTAATACCATCCATAATACCGTTAATTAACCCACCAATAATCATAGCAGGTAAAAATATTTTACTCAGAATGGCAAAGATAGAACCACCGCTAAACAAAGCACCAAATGCTCCAACGATTCCCATAAAAAGACCTTTCAGAAGATTTACAGGATTAAGCATATCCATCAAACCTGAAAGAAGTCCGCCGCCTTCTTTTTTTTCTTCTTTTGGTTCTTTTTTGTCTTTAGTGTCTTTAGTTGGAGTGTGTTTACTTCTTTCTTCTTCTAATTTTGCTTCACGGGCATCTTCAGTCTGGAAAAATTTATCGGCTTTGCCTTCAGCCTTTACTTTACTTTCTTTACCTTTTAAGTTAACCAACTTGGCAATATTTTGACGCAACACATTCATGTCACGTGCCATACCAGGAAGAACGATTGAGTTTTTAGCAATTACATTTAAAAACGGTATAACATCTCCAGATATGCCCCCACCTTCTCCACTTCCTTCTTTTGTTGGTGATGTTGCACTGTATGCTTTAAACAACTTAGGAAACATCGCTGCCATCAAACCTTGTTGATTAAACATTTGACGGGGGTCTATTTTTTCTAATGCTCGCTTTCCTAAAGCCGAACTAATACCACCGCCTTGTTTTTTCTCAGAAGTGTATATTTCTGCTAATCTGGATCGTTTATCTGCCATTACTTTCTACTTTGTTTTTGTTGATTAATGCGTTCCTTTTCCTCCTCAAGGTACTTCACTAATAATGAAATGTAAATGTTTCTTTCCCAAGGTATCATATTTTCAAGTTCAGACAAACTGTATTTGTGATGTTGCATCATCGCAAAATTTGTCTGATAGTAATTACCTAGTGATTCATGACGAAATATTAGGCGAAAAAATTTTGTAAGCCTCTAATCTCAATATCTTCTTCATACCCACATTTTCCACATTTAAAATGAACATCCTTTTTAATTTCAGGCATCGTATCAAAAAACTTCTTAATTTTTTCTAAGTCTTTTTGTTGCATCGAGTCAATAAACTCCATCAACTCTTCTTTAGGTGTATCTTTAGCATAATATACTTGTTCATCATCATACAAATAATCAATACAATCGATCAGCACATTCACCAAAATTTGATTTTCATCCATGCTTTCATAATTTTGAATCATTTCAAATGTTGGATATTTTAGACAAATGCCAATTTTATCATTTAGCATAAATTTGGTTGAGTGATCTTCGTGTTTAGTTGGTCGAATTTCTAATAAATTTAAACTGAAATCCACTGAACCTGCACATTTTTTAGTTTCACCTTTACTGTCAGTGATATCATTGTTACATTTATATTTTAATTCTACAACTTCTTCCACTGATCGAGCACGAAGATTCATAAAAAGAAATTCGAGATCAAATGTAGGTAAATTATCAATATCAATTTCATCAACTACACAGTTTTTTAATACTTGACGAATGGTATTAATTGTTTCTTTCGGGTCTTCTGATTCTGCCGCCATCAAAAATAACTTTTGTTCTTTTACTAAAAATGGACGGATACGAACTTCTTGTTCGTTTGAAATAAGTTTTATAGTATAAAGTGGTACATCAAGTTTCGGTAACATAATTTCCTCTCAATTAAAATGATAATAACCTTGTTGCTGCCGTGCCACCCAACGAAGCGAGTGTTTGACCAATATCATATTTTCCTTCAAATATAGAACGATATTTCTGGTATGTAAATTCAACAGATAAACGATGGAATCCATCATCACCCCAACTTAATGCTTGAGGTGAAATGCCAATTGGGAATGCATCAATTAAATCTACCGCATATATTTGACGAACAATATCATCGTATTGTATAATACGAATGTCTGTCATATATCTTGATACATTACTTTTTGGAAATCGTGGATTGTTTGTATCTGAAGGAATGATTGCATCCATCCAACGTTCAAACAATTTGCGTTCATAGAAGTCATTGGTACAAATAAATGTTAATGTTGTTTTTGTATATTGCATACGATATGGAACTTCAAAAGAAGGACCATATATTTTAACGGGTGCTGTTTCTAATGTACGTCCAGGCAGTTCTGCCGCTTCACACTGGAGAGCAAGATATCTAGACACCGATGGATTGGATGATTTCATACCATCTGAACCATCACTTCCCATAGCATTATTAATAATATCAGTTACATCAGTAAATATGGAATTTGGAAAATTAAATACTTTTTCCAAAAATGAATTCCCTATTGATTGTCCAATATAAGGGGGAATCGGTAATACAACTTCAAAACGACATGAACGAGCAGGACCGCCTTTGCCTTTCATGTTGGATAAAAATAAATTGGGTGAAAATGACATTAAAATTTGTCCTGTGAGTCTGCAAAAACTTTGCTTTTGTCTGCTTTCATAAAAGATTCTACTGGTAACAAAGCTGCAATATCCCATTCATCAGCAGTTATTTCCAGAAACCTTGATTGCACATGGCTGAAAAGATAACGTTTGATACAAGGCTTTGCTTCAAACAATCGTGAAGCCCTAGACAAATAATCGTAGCTAATTCTCAGTCTAGTGTTGGCATCAAAATTATTATCCGTTGCTATTTCACTCAACTTATCTAAAAGAATGATACGCTGCTTTGGGTGTATGTAATGCAAATTTAACCCTAAGAAACCGTCTGGGTATCGTTCTATTGGTATAACCAATGGGAACTTATCGTAATATGGCAGCTTATCCTTCGTTTTTGGATCATAAAAATAAAAGTACATTTTACCTATAATTGATGCACTTTTAAGTCTATTCTTATCTTGCATCAACTGTGCTTTGGTTGGTCTTAACGCTGGTATCTTAGAGCGCAACCAATTTCTAGCATCACGTGATCTAGGTTCGAATCCCTTTTTGGCAAGGGATTCTTTAATTCTGTCTATTAATTTTTTTGCCATTAGTTATTTATCTCAAATTCCTAGATGTTTTTCGGTGAGAACCTGAAATTCCCAACCGTGATCTTTACAGAATTCTGTGGCGGCTTTCCATTTGGATTGGTTGATAACATACGTTGCTGCTTCTTGGATATACCGTTTGGTCTTGCGTTTCTGAGTTGGCGGCTTAGTCTGCGCCTCCGGTTTGACTTCAATCACAAAGGTTTTAATTACACCATTCTTCTGCCGAATCTTGGCAACAAAATCGGGAAAGTAACGATGCTTCTTATTGTCCACTGGACTCCAATAAGGTATGACTAACTCTTCAGACCCCCACCAGATTACGTCTGGATGGGTATCTAAATATTGCATTACCTTTATTTCCCACGATGACCGATAGATAATATTGGTCGGATCGCCCTTATATTTTGTTGGGTTTTGGGGAGTAAATTTACCTTTATATGACATAAATACTATCTAGTCAACCTACTAGGACAACTATGGCTTTTTTCGGTTTATCTGATATAACTATTTCCCAAGAAGAAAATAGAAGCGGACCCTTGGCTGCACTTTTTGCAAGCGAATCCGGTTCGCCTTTAAGCGTGACAAATACATTTAGGTATCCACTTGATATTGGAAATTATGATAAAGGCCACTATATGGTTTTTCATATCTACCAACAAAATAATTCACAGTATAAAGGTATAAAACGAAGTCCTGAACAAGAAACTCTTAGAAATTATAAAGGTGCGTCCAAACCAAGCACAAGTTTTGCATCTCAAATTAATAGTAAAATTGACAGCGCAGTTAATAGTTTTACTAAAGGTAAAACTTTATTCGGTAAAGAGATTTCTACATCATTTGGCTCTTCATCGGCCAGTGTATCAAAACAAAATTTTAGTAAAGATCAATATGTTGATAGCGTTAAAGATATTGAAAATAAATCTCTTTTACAAACTACAAAACTAACTTCGGATTCTATTGTTTTGTATATGCCAGACACAGTAAATTTTGACCATAGTCAAGGTTATGGGGATTTACAACTTGGTAATGAAAAGGGTGGTAAGGCAATGAATGTTGCCAAATCCATTCTTGATAGCAAAAAAGAAGGTAGCGCAGTAAATAAAACGGGTGATGCCGCTCTGGTTGCTGCTGCTCAAGCATTACAGTCTGTGGCAGCTAAAGGAATTGGTGAAGGTTCGGCAACAGCAGGAGCATTTTTAGCACTTGGTGGTGTCAATAATCCGATGTTAGAAATGATTTACCAATCGCCTTCATTTCGTGAATTTACTTATGAATTCCTGTTTTATCCACGTGATGAAAGAGAAGCATTAGAAGTACAAAATATTATTGAAAGATTCCGCTTTCATCAAGCACCTGAAGTTGATGCTGGTAGTTCTGGTCTTTTATTAATTCCACCATCACAGTTTGATATTCAATTTTACTATGGAGGTAAACCTAATCCAAATATACCTTCAATTGGTCGATGTGTAATGACAAATATACAAGTTAATTATGCACCAAACGGATGGTCTGCATATGAAATGCCCGGAGAAAATGATCCTCGTTTAGGTCGCACAGGTATGCCAACTGCAATACAAATGACTTTGAGTTTTAAAGAAACGGTTATCATTACCAAACAGGCTTTTAGAACAGGACCCGGTGGTTATAAAGGTAGAGAATTGGGATTGACTAAGGGTGCGATTGATAAATTATCAAGCACTTGGAAAGGTATGACAGAAAAATAATGGCAAAATATTTTAATTTTTTTCCAACTACACCATATACAAATTCTGATCAGTCAACTGCATATGATACAGTTACAAATATTATTTCTAGATTTGCATTTGAAGAAAGTTTAAAACAAAATTCATCAATATTTTATCCATATATTATTCAAGATGGTGATACCCCAGAAATGATTGCAGCAAAATATTATGGTTCACCGGAAAAACATTGGATTGTATTATTATTTAATAACATAATTGATCCCCAATATGATTGGCCATTAGATCAACGAACACTTATTAAGTACATTAACGACAAATATTCTGTGTATGGGAATGTTCATGTCCCATATCAAACTGGCCTTCAATGGGCACAAGATGCGGGTAATGTTAAATCATATTATAAAACAATTACTCGATTGAGTTCTAAGCCAACTAAAAATCAAATTGTTGAAAAAATTGAAATTGATGCAGTAACTCACACGAATTTACCCGTAACATCTAAACCTTATACTTTAAATGATGGAAGCAAAATTACTCAAATAATTTCAAAATCAACTCAAACATATTATGATTATGAAATTGAATTGAATGATAATAAACGACAAATAAGATTATTAAGATCAGAATATGTTACAGAATCTGGTTTGATGAATGAATTCAAACGTGTCATTACTTTGAGCGAATAATGGCATTATCTATCCCACAACAAGCATCGAGATTTCATTTAAATGAACTTGCTATAGTTACAAAAAGTGGTGTATTAGACATTTCCAAAATATATGAAGAAATAAACATTTTCGATTCTATTTTATCTCCAGTCATGACTGGGATTATAGGTATTAATGATTCAGTAGGTCTTTCAGGTAAACTTATTTTTGATGGCTCTGAAGTTTTGTTAGTAAATATAGGTAAAGATATTGATTCTGCTGCTTTTCGTTTAAAGAAAGCATTTAGAATATACAAACAATCTGAACGCAAAAACACAAATCAAAATAGTGAAACTTATAACTTAGAATTTGTATCTGATGAATTTATTTTTTCCGATCAGCAAAGAATCAATCAAGCATATAAAACAACATATACTGATATTGTTCAAAAAATATTGGTGAATTATCTCAAAACACCTAGTACTAAATTGAATGGAATATTTGAAAATACTTCAGGTATTCGTGACATTGTTATACCAAATTTAAAACCACTTGAAGCAATTGAGTGGTGTGCTAAAAGATCGATTGATGAAAAAAAATCTCCT